CTCTCAATTGTAAGAAAAGAACCCTCTCCGTATGAACTAATGTTTTGTTGCACCTATGGCGGTCGGTTTGAAGCTGAAGAGTGGATGACCATAACGAGAGGTATTCAAACTTTCGTGAACCGTTCTGAGTGGGAGGAGAAGGTTAAACAATCATACAAGACGTATTACGACATGACACCGCAACCCTTAGACTTTGTCAACTGGTATCAAGCGCACAATCTTGGCGACGTACCTAAGAATGCACGTGGGAAGTTGGATTTCCAAGCATATTGGCAGAAGCTAGTCGATATTAACGTCACGACATCTGAGCACTTGGCAACCAGTGATGAACCAATCCTCATTCCCTCTCTTGCAGAGAAGAAGGTGATAGCAAAAATGCAAACACCAGGAGAGTTTCACTCTTGGAAGAAAGCCCCCATTGGGGGCGGACAAGCCACCGGTAGATCGAAGACCATGACCACCGAGCAAGCAAAAAATGTATTCAAGAACAACCTGGTTAGTATAACGTATTATCCAAGCGATTCACCATCCCATACTCTTAACTGTCTAGGCTTATTCTTGCAGACGAACGTGCTTCTCATTCCTAACCATTTGACTTTGTTGCCAAACGGTGCTGATGATGAAAAAGGTCGTCTTGTGATAACAAGCTATGTAGGTGAGCATGAGATCAAGCATACTGGATACATAAGTGCTGCGGCGAAAGTTCCAAACACTGACCTACGTCTTGTCCTGTTCAACTGCGGAAAACTAGTCAAAAACATATCAAGCATGCTTCCCGTGCATACTGCTGTTTCAGGAAGTGCTATCGTTGGCGAGTTTATTGGGCGCAGCAACAGTTCACCCCACGAGTTCGAAGAAGCTAAAGTTGTTGCCACTAGAGGTAGCGTTTGGAGCTCCCAAGGTGGCCAATTTGATTCATGGTGCTACGAACTTCCTTTTGCAACGCGCAAGGGTTTGTGTATGAGCATTCTACTGCGGGAGCATCTCGGAGTGACAATTGAAGGATTTCATTTGAGTGGTTCTGGAGAGACCAAGATTGGTCATGCGGGTATCCTCACTAGAGACTTGTTTGACCATTGTCTTAGTGTCCTAAAACAGAGTCCAATGTATGTCGCCCCTACTGAACCTGCCCCGCTTGTCGTCGATAATCCTGTGACCAAGAGTAAGAAACGAGTAAATGAGGTGCTACATCCACATAGCGTCGGGAACTTTCTTCCTCCATCAATGTTTTTCACAGCAATTGCTGACATAGATAGAGGAAGTCGCGGATCTAAGACTACAATGGAAGCAAATCCTCATATACAAGCAGCACTAG